CACTTGCGTACTTTTTCTATGTTCACCCTTTTTCTGGTGTAGCCTAGAAACCAAGAAAACAAAGGGAGAAACCTACTTTGCCCAACCCAGCTAAGCCGATTGAGCAGAAGCGACTGCTCGGAAACCCAGGACACCAGACTTTGCCGAAGGAAGGCGAGCTTGCTGCCATCCCGCCAGCCAAGCGCTCACCCGTAAGGCCACTCGGTCTGCACGGCGGTCAGCTCTGGGATGATGTCTTCAAGTACGGTGTGCCTTGGATTGGCGCGGTAGATGTCCACTTGCTTCAGATGACCTGCGAGCAACTAGATCGCCGAGATGTCATTGAGAGTCGGTTGGTTGAGGAATACGACTGGCACTTGCTAAAACAACTAAATGACATAGAAGCCCTAATTGCCAGCAACTTAGGAAAACTCGGTTTCTCACCCGAAGCCCGTACCAGACTCGGTTTGGCAGAAGTCAAGCGAGAAAGCAAGCTAGAAGAACTATTTGCTAGAAGGGCAAAGCGTGAGCTTGAAAAAGGTAAGTAGCTGGCCCCCTGCCTGGCTTACCCCTATAGCTGATGAGATGATTCAGTCAGGCGAGGGCGATGATGTCATTGACTTTGCTGAGGCGTTTGGGATTATTACAAAAGACTCAATCGCTGGCAAGGCAGGAACTCCAATGGACCTACGCGACTGGCAAGCCGAGTTGCTCCGCCACTTGTTCGCTCACGATGACAAAGGCTTGAAGAACAGAGTGTCCTTGGTCGGTATGCCGCGCAAGAACGGGAAAAGTTCGCTGATGTCGGTTGTTGCTGCTTACGGTCTTGTTGGTTCCACTATCCGAGGCGCTGAAGTTTACTCTTGTGCTGCTGACAAGGATCAGGCTCGGTTAGTGTTTGCCGATACCAAGAAGCTGATTGAGGCAAGTGAGCTGTCGGAGATGTGCAAGCTCTACCGAGACGCTATTGAAGTTCCAGAAACAGGTTCGGTCTATCGCGTGCTTTCAGCCGAGGCTTATTCCAAAGAAGGTCTTTCACCGACAATGGTTATCTTTGACGAGTTGCACGCTCAGCCAAACAGAGAGCTGTTCGATGTTATGGCACTTGCTCAAGGTGCGCGTGGAAACCTTGCCACACTAATCGCCATAACAACGGCTGGCGTGAAGTCTGACAGCTCAGGTCAAGACTCGATTGCTTACAACCTTTACCAGTATGGGCAGAAGGTAGCAAGAGGCGAAGTAGATGACCCAACCTTCTTTATGGCTTGGTGGGAAGCTCCGCAAGAGTTTGACCACACCGACCCGAAGACTTGGGAGCTGGCTAATCCTGGCTTTGATGACATCTGTGCCAAAAGCGACTTTGAGTCAGCCGTGCTTAGAACACCAGAGTCTGAGTTCAGGCGCAAGCGAATCAATAACTGGGTTTCCAGCAAGGATGCTTGGTTGCCAGCAGGATCGTGGGACCAGTTGGCTGTTCCTAGCGATTACACCGAGGATGACGAGTTCATCATTGGCTTTGACGGTTCTTGGTCAAATGACTCAACTGCTGTGGTCGGAGTTCGGTTGCCCAGACACGAAGACGATAAGCCACACTTGTTTATGATTCAGACTTGGGAGAAACAGCCCGATGACGATGCAAGCTGGCGAGTGCCAACACTTGAGGTCGAGGATGTCATCATTCAGTTCTGCACTAAGTACAGGAATGTCCGAGAAGTAGTCTTTGACCCGCCAAGGTGGACTAAGACGATGGTAATGCTTGAGGAGATGGGTTTTCCAGTTGTTGGCTTCCCGACCTTTTCCGCTGCCCGTATCGTTCCTGCTTGTCAAATCTTCTACGATGCCGTGACCGAGCAAACCATCACACATGACGGCAATCCTGTGCTTACAAGGCATTTAGATAACGCTGTCGTAAAATCGGACAGGTACGGTAGAAGGATTACAAAAGAGTCGGCTGGAAGTCCCAGAAAGATAGACGCGGCGATTGCTGCTGTCATCGCCCTAGATAGGTGCATAAACAGCACTAAACTAGAAGATGAACTATCTCCGCAATTCTTCATTTAGGTTGGTAATGACAGCGACAATTCTCCAAGCACTAGGGATCTTGACGATTGCCGCAGGTGCGGGTTTACTTTTTCCACCAGCAGGTGTGATTCTTTTAGGTATCGGCTTACTTGCTTTTGGCATAGCCGCTGAACGAGGTAAGTAATGTTAGGCAATCTCTTTGAAAGCAGAAATGTAAGTTTTCAGTCAATCTGGGGTTCAGGTGAAGTCTGGCAACTAGATACATCTGCTGGTCAGATGATGAACACCCAGAAGTCGCTAGAAATCTCTGCTTTCTTCTCAGCAGTCAGTCTTATCTCTGACACAATCTCTACTTTGCCGATTGAGGCACATGTTCACTCTGGACTAAACAGAATTCCGCTAGAGCCACTACCATCTTGGATAAATCAGCCAGATGTAGACATGACTCGTCAGGGACACTACCAGCAGGTTCTTATCTCTCTCTTGATGCACGGCAACTCTTACACACGCATCTTCCGCGACAACAGAGGTGAAGTTGTAAACCTAATGGCGCTTGACCCAGAAAGAATGAAGGTCACTCGGTCAGCAGTTGGTCGCAAGCTTTACGAATACGAAGATGACAAGAACCTGATGACTGCCGACCAGATTATTCACATTACAGACTTAGTGCTACCAGGCAAGCTTGTCGGAACAAGCCGTGTAGAGAAACTTCGTGAAGCGCTTGGACTAAACCTTGCTCTACAGCAGTACGCTGCAAGATTCTTCGGTGCTGGCGCATCAGCTCAAGGTGTCATTGAGTTTCCTGGCAACCTAACACCAGAACAAGCAAAGCAGCTTGCTGATGGCTTTGACTCACGCCACAAGAACAACTCACGCAGAGCGCACCGCACTGGTGTTCTCTCTGCTGGGGCTAAGTTTGTTTCAACTCAGGTAGATCCTGAGAAGTCGCAAGCACTTGACTCACGCAAGTTCGGTGTAGAGGAAATCGCTCGCATCTTCAACATCCCGCTACACATGCTCGGTGTTCCAGACACAGCAAGCTACGCTTCGGTTGAGCAGAACGCAATTCAGTTCGTGACTCACACCCTTCGCCCATACGCTGAAAAGATTGAGTGGGCTTACTCACGCCTACTGCCACCTAACGCTTATGTAAAGTTCAACTTCGGTGCTTTGCTTCGTGGAGACCTAGAGTCACGCTTCAACGCTTACTCGATTGCATCTCAGGCAGGCTTCTTGTCTATAAACGACATCCACGCATTAGAAGACATGCAGCCTGTAGAGAACGGTGAGATTTACCGTGTTCCACTAGCAAACATAAATCTTCCAGACGCAAAGCTTGTCGGCGAGCAAATGATGTACGACATTGTTTCCAAGCTTGTTCAAGCTGGATACCAGCCAGATGACATTTTGTCTACATTCGGTTTGCCAGCCATCCCTCACTCTGGAGTACCTAGCGTTCAGTTGCAGCCTGTTGCTCAGATTGACCCTAACGCTCCGACTACTGTTTACGAGGAGTAGTTATGGCAATCACAACCAATCAGCTAACTGTTGGGACTGTTGCCACCATCGTAGATGGCACTTACAACTCAAACTTCAGGCTAATCATTCACAACATTGACAACACCTATGATATTTATCTTGGTGGACCAGATGTGACAATAGCTAATGGCTTAGTTTTACGAAAAGAAGAAACCATCCAGTTAATGATGAATCCGCTAGAAAGCATCTATGCGGTATCAGACAAAGCTGGACACAGCATAAGCTATCTGAAGCAGGTTCAGTAATGCCTTATTACATTACAGATAAGTCAAGCGAATGTTCAGGCTGGGCAGTTGTAAAAGAAGATGGTGAAGTCCTTGGTTGTCACGACTCAAAGCAGTCTGCTATTGACCAGGCTGTTGCTGTGAGCCTTGCTGAAGACACGGAGTTCGGTGGAGAAAGAGCAGCCGTTGGACTTCTTGCCTCTGGTGACTGGGTTTCATGGGAGCCAAACGATTCTAAAGTTCTTGCTCAGGTAGTTGTTGTTGAGGATCAGTACGCTGTCGTCCGCATCTTTGAATACGAGTACGGAGTATTCAGTCCAACTGACAAGCTGATGGTCATAAATGTTTTTAGTATTGAGAAAATTCAGAGACCAGAACGAGTTGCAGTAGAAGAAGCTGAGCTGGATTCGGTTTCAGACATGGGCGATGAAGCTATGCCTGACGAGGAGTTTATGACTCGTGCCAGACCAGATGAGTTAGAAGTCGGTGACTTTGTTTCTTGGCGTTCATCGGGCGGTAGAGCTAGGGGCAGGATTACAAGAATACGCAGAGATGGAGAACTAACTGCTCCTGAGAGTGACTTTACTGTCACAGGAACTCCAGATGACCCTGCTGCGCTAATCCGCATTTACGAACAGACTGACGAAGGCTGGAGACAAACACCAGTAATCGTTGTACACAGATTTACAACTCTGACAAAGATTGACGAGCTTCGGTCAGAGCAAAGAGACCTGCCTGACAACTACCGACCAGCTTTGGCAGAAGATGTCCCAGAAGGTCGTGCCTGCGGAAACTGTTTCTTCTTCAATGAGGAAAGACAGAACGAAGACGGCACTAAAGCATGGTGCGAGAAGTGGGAAGATTTTGTAGATGGCGGCTACTATTGCAACGCTTGGCAGGCAGATGAAGAATCTCGCGCTATAAATCAAAAAGCTCCTGCATACATGAGAGCTGCTGCTCGCCGTGGACTAGAGCTTTACGAAGAAGGATTCGGTGGAGCTGGACTCACACAAAAGACAATCCGCGAAGCACGCCTAATGGCACAAGGTCAGGTATCCGATGACAAGTGGATACGGATTGGCGCATGGATAGCACGACACATGCCAGATCTTGACGCACCGAAGAACTCCAACAGGAATGACCCTGAGTATCCAGGACCAGGATTGGTAGCTCATTTGCTTTGGGGATCAGGACCAACCAAGAGAGCTGCTGAGCGTGCGATGAGCTACGCTAACGGTGTTGTTGCTAGGATTGAAGCAGAGGAAAGAACTATGACTGACACTACTGAGAAGCTAAACCGCTGGGCGGTTGTAGCTCGCGCAATCCAGAAAAAGATTGACGGGGAACCAAACACTAAAGAACCAGAAATCCGCACTAACAATACAAAGTTTGAGGTTCGGTCAGAGGATGACGGCATGACCTTCACAGGCTACGCTTCGGTCTTCAACAGCTCCTCAGAAGACCTAGGTGGCTTCCGTGAGTTTGTAGCTCCTGGTGCTTTCAAGCGCTCGCTACAGTCCCGCAACGAAATCAAACTTCTTTGGAACCACGACACCAACGAGCCACTTGCTTCGGTTCGCGGTGGCAGTCTTGAACTTGTCGAGGACCGCTACGGACTCAAAGTAAAAGCTCGACTACCAAAAACCACGCGCGGGAAAGATGTTGCCGAGCTTTTGCGTTCAAAAGTAATTGACAGTATGTCTTTTGGTTTCAATGTCATCAAAGACTCTTGGTCCGAAAATGGTTCGGTCAGAACTCTTGAGTCTGTCAGATTGCACGAAGTAAGCATTGTGACCTTCCCAGCATATTCATCCACCACTGCTACTGTTAGGTCTATGCAACCTACTATTGACCCAGACGAACTTGCTAACGCACTTCTAAAGCTAGAGTCAGGTGAAGACTTGGATGAAAAGTCGGCCTCTTTGATTACAGATGTCGTTGGCAAGCTAAGACAGCAGCCTGAAGCTGAGGTCGGCGCTGAAGATAACGGTCTTGCTCTGCTAGACCTAAAGAAGAAACAACTTGACCTGCTATTGAAAAGGATCTAAATGGCTACCAAACAAGAAATCAAAGACGCTATCCTAAAGGCGGCTGGCAACCCATCAGTAGGCGTTATCGCTGAGATGGCAGACGAGTTTGCCGATGCTGTAGTTGCCCTAGAAGAAAAGTCTTCGACACCTGCTAAAGAAGTCAGGGTTGTCGAACCTAAAGAAATCAGGTAAACTGATTTCCTG